GGTTGGGATTGCAGCCACGCAAGCTAGTTAGGATAGCAGGCGTTGGCCCTCACATGCAATATCACATTTACAATGCTACCATTACCAATCTGCAACGTGCTGTGGTTGAACGGATCAAGGTGACTAGGGTTGGGCAGGCCTATCAAGAAGTCACCAAGCCGGCCGCAAATGTCTTTAATCTCAGGCTTTCTGCCTTCAAGCGCGATCTCTTGAGAGTGACGCCGACGACCGCCCCCATCAATAAATCAGAGTTTCCTTTGATTTATGAGGGCCGCAAGCGCACCATCTATGAGAACGCCGTTGCTAGCCTTGGGACAAGGTTTATCACCAAAAGCGACGCTGAGCTTAAGACATTTGTCAAGTGCGAGAAGACATTGCTGAAGGAGAGTGATGATCTTTTCAAACAAGTGGCAGCACCTAGGGCTATTAATCCGCGTAGCCCAAGGTACAACGTTGAAGTTGGAATTTTCTTACGGCCTCAGGAGCCATTGATATATAGGGGTATAGCCAGAATTTTTGGTGACCGTACGGTAGCTAAGGGCTTAAATTCATCCCAACTTGGAGAGTTAGTGAGCCAGAAATGGAATTCGTTCAGCTCTCCAATTGGGATCGGCCTTGATGCTTCCCGCTTCGACCAGCATGTCTCCACTGATGCTTTGCGCTGGGAACACAGTATCTACAACGCATTGCAGCAGAGCCCCCTTTTGGAGGAATTGCTGACGTGGCAACTGGACAATGTGGGAAGAGGACGTTGCAAGGACGGGTTCTTACGCTACACTCATAAAGGAGGCCGTATGAGTGGGGACATGAACACATCGTTGGGGAATTGCTTGTTGATGTGCGCTATGGTGCATTCATATGCCCAAAGTCGCAACGTCACCATCAAGCTGTTGAACAATGGTGATGATTGTGTTTGCTTCATGGAAGCACGTGATGAAGCCAGATTCAGTGCAGGATTGGATTTGTGGTTCAAGGAAATGGGCTTCAACATGGTCGTTGAGCCAACAGCCACAAAGCTTGAGCAAGTTGAGTTTTGCCAAACTCGGCCAGTTTGGACCCCAACAGGGTACATTATGGTCCGCAATCTCAGAGCTTGTTTAGCCAAGGATTCTATGACAACCTTGTCCATTCCCAACGAGAACCAGTTCAAGAAGTGGTGTACCTCCACAGCCGATTGTGGTTTGGCATTGGCTGGGGGCATACCAGTGTTGCAGTCTTTTTACCAAATGTTCAGCAGAGTGGGTCCAGGTAGGGGGGTGAACAAAGTAATGTCCGGGACGCCTTTCCGTGACAGTGCTTTGCTCCGGTTGTCAGAGGGTATGAAGCGAGGCATACAAAGCATACACCCACAAA